CAATGATTCCTTTGTGGTGTTCCCAATGTTGTAGTTCTTCTTGGTGAAGGTCGTACTCCCATTTAGAATCGTATCCTTTAGGTAATCCTTTTTCAGTAGGTCTTTTCTTTCTTGGTTTTCTTTTCATCTTAGTGTACTGTCTCGTCAACAGGCATATCCATACCTAATTCTCTCAGGTTTATTTCTGTTTCTAACAGGTCTATAAGTTTCTCTAATAGTATTGTATCTATTTCCTGAAGTTCTGCACCAGAAAAAAGAACACCACCTATTGCAATAATTAATTCATCTAAAGGAATAGCATTAACATCTATCTCTAAAGTATCTTGAGGTTTATCATTTGTCATGTTCATAAATCGTATAAGTTATTTTCTACTATCGTTCTTTGTTCTTGTTCTAAATCTTTTTGAAGCTGTTGGAAAGTTAAGTCAGGGTTTCTTTTAACTCTCTTGTAAATCCATTTAAGAGAATAAGCGCTGAGTAAAAACTTTCTGTTTGTGTATATGTGTGTTTGATCAGAAAGATAAGACTCAAGATTATCAACTGTAATTTCTTTTTTATCTTCTTCAGTGGGTACAATAGAGTGCAACCAATCGACCAATATCTCTTTGCCTTTCTTACGAAGTCTCTTAGATTTTTTTCCATTCATCTGTCACCTCATTAACTCTTGGAAGTTTTACAACGTGTGTCAAGTATTCTAATTTCTTAGAGTATCTAAACACTCTCAAACCTTTGCCTTCGTTGGCATCTGAATGACAAACAAACTTATGTCTACACCAAGTACAACCTCTAGCAATTTTCATGTTGCCCGATTTACCATCAGGTATTGGATTATAACACAACTCAGGTGGAGTATCTTTCTTTATTTGAGCTTTAAGTGTTTTAATTCTTTGTTTGATATTAGGCTTGTCTAAATCTTCAGGTCTAAACAAAGCAAGTTCTCCGTTCTCTTTGTTAAGAGTTAAGAATCCACCGTGTGTTGTTCCTTCTGCTTCTTCGTAACCTGCTATTTGTGCCATGTAACCAAACGGATCATCGTCAGGTAGTGTACCTTCTTTGAATTTCTTAAAGGCAAAACCTGATGCAGTCTTAATATCTACAACTTCACCATCAATCTTACAATCCATGTGGCCTTTGATACCCGATACTTTAATTTCTTTTTGTTCGTCAGTTACTTCGTGTCCTGCTAAACGAGCCAAGAATAAAACAACTTCTTCCAGGATATGCCCATATAAAAACTTAATCTGTGTTGCAGCAGAGAAAGAATTTTTCTGATCTGTAGCTTTCATATCGTACCAGAGCTGACGGCTGGGCTTACCTACGTTTGACATTCTCAAGGTAGGTTTATTGACAGGATGTTCTGAAGACCAATGCAGTAAAGCATTCTTCATTGCTTCACCGAAAAGTGTTGCAGTTTCTTCTGAAACATTTAATGAATTGCCTTCTGTAAGGGTGTCAAGTTTGTCGTATATATCTTGTACGAGTGTATCTAATGTTTTCTTTTTCATATCTTATGCTCCACAAATCTAAGTTGTCTAGTATCAGGATTAAAAAGTAAAAATTGTACTCCTAACTTTATTTGTAGTTTTGTTCTTCCTGTTTTAAACTGAACTCTATTTCCTGTTTTACATCTATGATCAAGTTGTGCTGTTTTTACATCTATCAATTTAACGTCACCTTCTTTAGTCATAGCTATCATATCTATTGGTCCAGTACAGCCTGAGTTTTGAAAAACTTCATAGCCATTATCCCATAACCAAGTGACTGCATAGTATTCAGCAAGGTCACCTTTTCTGCTTACGTCCTCTGACACATCTGTTTTTCCTGCCCACTCAGCTAAATCTTTTTCTGTGATTTTAAACTCTTCACCTAAAGCAAGTTGTTTAGAATTAACTTCATCTCTAATGAGTTTCACTCCAGTCTTCTCCTATCTTGTATTCACCATCCAAAGGACAGTTCATGTTAAAGTAATTGCCTGCATCTTTAAGTGCTTGTACTGCAAGCTTTCCAAAATCTTCTGCGTGTTCGTTCTTTACTTCGACTTGCCATTCGTCATGTATGTTAGCAACAAACTTATAATCTAAACCTTCGTCTTTAGCATTCATGTCCAACAGAACCAATGCTTTCTTCATTACGATTGAGCCACCACCTTGAAGTAAACTATTCAAAGATGCATGTGCATTTCTAATATATATCTTACGACCATCTAATCCTATAATGAATCCTTTCGCTGCTGCTCTTGTAACTTTCTCTCTAAGTCGTTTAAATGAAGGCTGATTAGCAAAGAAGCGTTCTTTAAGTCTAGCTCCATCTTTCTTGCTTCCTCCAACCACTTGTCCAATCTTTGCATCTCCTGCTCCGTATAAGAGTGCATAGATGAAAGTCTTTGCCTGATCTCTTGATTGAAGTCCTGCAGTTCTTTGATTCCTCGTGTGGATATCTCCGTTAATAATTTCATTTGTAAATTCCTCGTCTTTCATGTAGTGTGCAAGCATCCTTAACTCCAAGCCTGAAGCATCAATACCTACTAATTTATATCCTTTCTTTACAATCCAACAGGCTCGACACTCTTCACCGTAAGAACTCTTTAAAGATGGAACCTGTGCCATATTAGGCGCTCTGTGGCTCATCCTACCTGTGATTGTACCATTAGGTATCACAAAACCATGCACTCTGTTGTCTTCTTCAACAGCTTTGATCCAGGATTCTATCTGTGCAATTCGTTTCTGTAGTAATAAGAACTCAGCGATGAGCTGTGCCTCTGGAATATCTTTGATACGACTGAGCATCTTCTCATCCACAACAGGCTGTCCAGTAGGTGTAAACTTATAAGGCTTCCAACCAAAGTCTTGTAAGTATTCTCCTATCTGTTTGCGTGATCCTAAGTTAAAGGGTTCTTCGTGTGTACGAACGATCTTCCTTTCTCCTTGTATAAAAAGTTTCTGTTCTTCTAAAGAAAGATGTACTCCTTTTCTTGTTTCAAGATTAAGACCTAGTTTAGATACTGCGCCTTTCTGTGTATACTTACGTACAATTTCTTCACGTACTGTTTTAGGCTTGAATGTTTCATGTACTTCTTGTTCAACTTCACTCATTCGTTTATAAAGACTTGCTAAAAGTTTCTCAGCTTTGTCTTTATCAAATTCAAAACCGTTTACTTCTTGTTGTTTTATTATATCTCCAACCGCATGTTCTAAATCAATAGCTTCGTTAGAGAATCCTCTTGCTTCTTTTCTAAGTACATTAAGCACAAGTGTATTCACTTGCACATCTCTTATACAGTATTCCATCATTTTTTTCGAGTACTTACTGTAGTCATCGAAGTCTATCTTAGGAAGATTAATGTCTGGATGATAGCCCCACATATTTAGACTGTGTCCACCTTCTCTGATTGGATTAAGCAAACGAGAGAGTACTAGAGTATCTACAAGTTTCTTAGTTGTTAGATCAACATTGGCTAGTCTTTGAATAACAGGTACATCAAAGCCTATAATATTATGACCTATTAATGTATCTGCTGACTGAAGCAACTCAAGACCTGACTCTAGCTGGTGAGGAGCAAACTTATATAGTTGGCCAGAATCAGCATCTTGAGCTACAATGCACCAAATTTTGGTAGCATTTAAACAATCGGTTTCAATATCGAATACTAATTTATGCATAATCATTGAACTCCAAATCGTTGTTATCACCCTCGAAATCTTCCAAAGGTTTTTCTTTTAATCTTCCTGTCTCTCTATCGTATATTAACTTAGCAGCCAGACCAACATCACCAGTGTACCTGGATTTTAAAACTCTTAACACTGTAGTATTAGCTTCGTCTGGATCATCTGCTTGTTGGTTTCTTTCTAAGGCTATGACACAATCACTGAGTTGTGCTATGGATTGAGATCCTCTAAGGTGGCTAAGACTTACTTGTATTCCATTCTCGTGTCCTTTGTTACCATCTACTCGTCTAAGGTGAGATACTAAGATGAGTCCTGCGCCTGTCTCTTCGCAAATAGATCTAAGCTTAGTCATAATGGCATCGATTGCTCTACGCTCATCTCCTTCTATGGTGGCTGACACTAACATATGTAAGTGATCAACAACTATCCACTTGCAGCCACAACCAACAATCATATATCTTAGCTTAGAAAAGATATCTTCGATAGAGTTAGCGCCAAAGTGTGCATGAATCCATACACGATTCTCGTTGTCTCCGTTGTAGAGTATATCAAAGTAGTTATCCAGTTCTTCTTTTGAAAATCTTTCTAGCTCTTGATCAATGTACAATCTTGCGTTGGCTTCGATAGATAGAATACCACTGATGGTCCTGTTAGGATCTTCTTCTAAGGCAATGATTCCTACGTTGTCTTCTGTGTTTTTAATGAGCCAGTGTTCTAACTCACGAGTGACACTGCTTTTTCCTAGACCTGTACCACCTGTAAAGGTGACTAATTCTCCTTGTCTCAAGCCATATAATTTCTTGTTCAATCCTGCATAAGGATAAGGAACACTCGGTTTCTTTTCCCTGTTCATAAACTTATTCTTAAAGTCAGAGACATTGATTACACCTGATGGTGTATATGTCTTAGCTTCCCACCAAGATTGATTGTATGCGCTCTTAGCTCCTTCAATAAGCATATCATTGGCATCTTTATAACCATTAGGAATGCGCATGATCTTAGCTTTGTTAGGTGTGAGTAGTCTAGCTACCTTCTTTGCTGCCTCTTGACCTGCCTTGTCTCTATCAAAACATATTACAACAGTGTCAAAGCTTTCAACAAACTCTAAACTATTTTTAATATCTCTGACTGCACCTGCTGCACCTGTCTTGATACTGACTACAGGCCATTTAGATCCTAGCATTTCGTATGCAGCTAGAGCATCGAACTCACCTTCAACGATGGTAAGATACTTGCCTTTGCTTTTGAATAACTGTTCACCAAACAAACCACTCTCAGAGATTTCACCTGTGATGCGGAAATCTTTCTTGGTTCCAGGTGCTGTTTCTGTTTTAACTTTGGTCGCAGTTAGTTTGTTATCAGCATAGTACGGAAAGACTTGTGATTTTATTACTGACTTTCCTCTGACATCGTGACCATTGATTACTTTAACACCATACTTTCTCGCTGTCTTTTCAGCTATATTTCTATGGTCTATCTTAGAGAAGATACCATTTCTAGGTACTTCCAAAGCATAGTGTTGTTTGTCTTTTAGTTTTGTTACTGTTCCTTGTTGTTCCATTGGTCTATCCTCGCCTATTTTATTGTAGTAGTCTTGTATAAAAGCAGTGCAACTAAAACATTTAGCTGATCCGTCTTCATTAACTGAACAAGCATCACTACTATTACAAACAGGACAAGGCTTATGAAAATCTACAAATTCTGTATTCATCTTGTTTGCTCCTTCACTCATTTTGCCTACCGCCTACCGAAGTTTATTATAGCTAGGTACTTCTTACCTGTACAGCTTAGTCCTCTTCAGGAGGAAATGCATCCGTCTCTTCGATGTCAACTTCAGCTTCGCCTTCGTTATTCACAATCTCTACGATTCGACTCGAAAAGAAATTGATACTTGCTTGTAATTCTTCTAAGTCTAGTACAAGATTCGCTTTCTTCTGATTGAGTCTTTGAAGCCTTCCAAAGAT